CCAAAAATAGTAATTGACTTATTATCTACCGCAGTAGCCAACGTCTTAAGGTTAGCTAAGGTATCTGTATTAACGATTAAAGTATTACCGTCAAGGATACGATTGTTTACGTTAAATCTAGCATCTAAAAACTCAGCCAGTCCCTCATAATCTGATACAACCGCATATGTTTGAGGATAAACAATGCCCTGATATCTTATTGATGAGCTAATAGCATTAAATGCTGTTTTATCCGTGATCGAATCAGGTTCGCCCGTGCCTCCGCTCATTGCTGTAATCGTATAAGATATACTGTCAACCTCTCCTGATGCGCCAATACCAATAAAATTACCAGTAGCACCTTTGTTATTTGCCGTAAGCTCTAAATCACCTACATTAGCAATAGCATCTACAACAGCGGTAGCGTCTGCATTTATAAGGGCTGCAAATGCTGTGACAATATCAGCAGCAGTATCAGTCTCGGCAACCGACACTTCATATATATTATTAAAGGCTGATCCAATCTTAACATACAACGTCCCATTGGCGCCCGCTGTGCCGCTAAATGCTACTTTGCCAGTGGCCGCCACAGATGTTGATCCATCGGCCAACGGTAAAACATCAACTTGTGTTTCTTTTGTTATTCTTTTGATTGCTCTGACCGCCGTTGCTGCCATTGAGTTCGCGCCGAATAAGGTATCTTGCTCATTGGCGTTACCAATATCACTAACAACAGTGCCAGGAGTTGCTGTTCCAGTAGTTAACTGGGCAATAACCAAAATCTTTTGTGCTTCATTCGTTTGTTTCTCAAATGCCGGCTTGATCTGAAAATCAATTATTGGATTGCTTAAAGACATTTCATGGCCCCCTAAAGTTTATATTTTTCATCTATATATAGATAATTTATAATATTTTTATCCATTTCCGGATAATATCATAGACGCAAATAAAAACAAGCATCTAGTCTAAATCTTTCGATTCTTTAAAAACTTCTTTGGCTTTTTTTGTTTTTTTTGGCTCATCAAGACATATTTGCTCAATACAACCATCATAACTTGCATCTAAAAACCTCTGTCGCCAGTATCTATCGATAGGGACGCCCTTTGCGTCAACATTAAGCGATATAAGTGCGCCAGCAGGCATATCCTTAAGTGGCACATTAATTTTAAATTTTACTCTTTTCATAATTTTGCTCCTAAGTTAATTGATCCTCATCCAAGTCAACTTTAGCTTCCATAACAATACCAGCAGATTCATTCAACGATGTGCCAAAATCTAATTCGATATCCCTAAATGGATAGCTAATCTCTGGGTCTATTGTGTCGCTGTAGGTTATCCAGGCCGTTGTCTGGAAAGAGTACTCATGGATATAAATAGCCCCATCATAGCGGTAAAATCTATCTGTAGAATACACCACCCCAGAATATGGATCTTCCGCAAAGCCTACTGGGAATTTAAGATCTAATAAGCTTTTACAAAATGGCAATACCAAATCATCAGCTAAATCTCTTTCTGCTCGTGCCTTAAGACTAGCCGTTGTCGGGATAACACAATAAACGCTAAATGGCTGTATAACTAATTGCCTATAATCAACACCATTTCCTGATGTATAAGTCGCATCAGAGAGTATTTCCCTGTCTTTATTTGCGACCCTATCACCAGTAGCCACAAACGCCCATAAAATATTATTTGGTTGCTTTGTATATACTTCGACTATTTGTTCGCCAGCAATAATCCCAGCTATCCTCGCCCCAAGACGCGCTTCGATTGTCCCAACAGCAGGACTATTTGGTGTAAATGTTGTTGCAAAAGTAAATGTTGTCGGGTCAATAACTGTAACTTGATGCCTACCATTATATCCTATTCCATCCTGTTCTAAAATTGGTGTCCCTGTTGCTGTAGCTGGCGCAGTATCAACTATCTCATATGTAAACTCTCTACGATTTGCCACGCTTAATAATTTGTGACTACCGTTGTAATCAGCTTCGTTCGCGCCAGAAATATCAATAAAACATTCGTAGCCCAATCTTACATCTTCGGCGTTGAGCGATAAATCATGATCTTCGCTGGTTACAGCGGTAGCCACACCACCAACCTGCGTCAAACTGCTTATGCTAATTGGGTTTCTTGCCCCAAAAATAAAAGCATATTTGTCAGTAGTCAAACCATGATTTGTTGCTGTAACAGCAGTAACAGTTGTTCCGCTCCTTGTTAAAGATGTCACGGACAAATTATCTGTAAATAAATTGGTATATTTAGGTAAAACATTAAACAATTGATTTACTATGTCTTGCGCTCTCATTAAGTCAATTCTCTTTTTAGCCCTGTAACAAATCTTTCGTGCATATTGCCTCTGTTGCCATTAATCGCTATTAATAAACCGGGGCGAGCGGCCATGCGCCTTGTTCCATCCTCTAGATATTTGCCATAAATGACACCACCTCGTCCACTAGGTGCTTTTCCTGTTCGTGGATTTGCCGAAAATGATTCTCTATAGCCAAATTCCATGCTATCTGCACCTCTTACCTCAAAATCTAATGACCTCCATAACGCGCCAGTCATTGATGCCGGAGATTCGCCAGGCTTCGATGCTGTATGCTTTATTGTCCTGCCTGTTCCTGTCCTAACAATATATGTTCTACCAGCCCTGGGTCTTTTCAATATGTTTTTTTTTGCAGTTGCAATCAAATCCTTGCCTATATCATAAAATGCATGTCTTATCCCTTTAGCTGTTGCCTGGTTTAAATTGTCGATACGCATTTCTACTTTCATATAACCAGCACCAGGCTTAATATGGAACTGCATTACTAAATCCCCGCATAGTTAACTGGACGATCATCTCGACCTCGTATATTACATGATAATCTGTAAAATCTATTTTCCTCGTTGATATTTTCTACCTTGAGTATATCTAAATAATCATTATTGTCACTATTTATAGATGACAGTTTTAGCCATTTTTCGGGGGTAATCCCGGCCGTATATCTAATATAGACCTCATGAGATATATTTTTAACAGTATTTGTATCGTCAAATATTTCAGCGCCTACTTTAGTAACAATATTTGCCCATACTGTTTTTGGCTCAGTAAAACTTTCTGTAAAATCTACACTCCCATTCACGGGAGGAATAATTATACGAGTATTAAGCACTATTTTGCGATTTAGCGCCCCTATACAAATTCTCTTGCTTGTCCTTCTAATTTTTTTACAAACAGCCATTATATTAAGTTATGTATTTTAAAATTGTTATAGATCATACGACTCGTCACAGGTAAATTATTCATGAGCTGCATCTCAAAATTAACACTGTCAACGTCACAATCGCCATGATTCTCATAAAGTGCGGCTATATGATTCAAGATGGCCAGATAAAGCTTGCTGGGGATATCAGTAGATGCTGTACCATAGCCGGCAGTAAATTCGATCCTAATCATTTGCAATATGTCATCACCATCTGTAGGGTAGTAGACACTATTTCTTAATATAATTTTAGAATAATCAATCTCTTGTATCATATAGTAAAAATTACTATCTACTGCCACAAACGAGCCATCAACAGAATATTCAAAAGCATCTAAACTAACTAATGGTGATCTCAGCAATTCAATTGTGCCAGCAAAGAAATTCCGAAATGTCCTGAAACCGGTATTAATAAGGGTACGTCTTGTATATTCTTCGCAAAATCCAGCGGCAGCATTAATTAATAAAGTCAAATAGGTGTTTTGCGTGTCATCATCAGGATCTAATCTTAAGTGTTCTTTGACATGAGCTAACGTTACAGGCAGCGCCACTGGTGGCGTTATGACAAAATACGGAAAATTAGATTGAAATGGTTTTGAATAATCCATCTTTTTTTTACCTACTTATCTTGCATCTCTGGAATATACATTTTGTTTTTTGGTGTCTTATGAGATTTAGTTCTTTTTGTGACTTTTTTTTCTTTTTCGGGTTTTGACTCACTAACTTTTTCCAAGATGTCAGCAGCTTTATAATGCAACAGCCTATCAATAAGATGCTCATTATTAGTATCGATAATTTCATCTGCTTTAAATGACCAATGAGGTAGCCAAGTTTCAGGTTGAGCCAATCGAAAATCTTTTAAAATTTTAAGTTTCATCTTCCCTCCAAAAGGACGGGCGAGAACTTAATCTCGCCCTTTACTCTAATCTAGGCTACAGGTCTAATTTCACCTTTTTTGATAGCATAAGCTGTCACGGTGTAGTTAGCACTATTGCTTGAGGTAACTTTTACTTTGATGAACTGTTTGTTGCTAAAACATCCAATCCTACCTAAATCGTCACCAACAGAAGGCTGAGCGGTATATGTCACAGTGCCATGGGTGATAAGTTTATCGGCATCTACATCAGTATAAGTACCACCTACGGTATCGCACTCTTGTAATGTAAAAGTGGCATCACCAGCAGCATATACAGGCAAATCAATAAAAAACATCATCCCACTATCATAATGAGCTGTATCAACAGCCGAACTGAGAGTATCAGTATCGGTTGAAATCACCTCATTCATAATAAGCTCAACGCCTAAATCGCTTGCAATATCTCTATTCATTTTTTTTCCTCCGATCGATTAAGCAGACAATTTTAGCAGCTTAATGGCTTGATAGTTAGTAACATCGCCACCAACCCTTTTTGTCGTGTAAAACTTAACAAAAGGTTTGCTGGTATAAGGATCACGAAGCACTCTAATGCCGATCCTATCCACAATGGTATAACCAACTTTAAAGTTGCCATAAGCAATTGCCAAGGCATCAGTATCAACAGCGGGTATATCATCAAAAAATCTTACTGGCTTACCTAGTAATATCAATGGTGCGCCTTGAGCAAGTATTGATGGGTTTAACAAATAATTGCCGTCAACCAAATCTTTTAGCTGCATAACCTTCGTAAAGGTTTTGCGCTGCATCACCCATGTAGCATCAGGTTGATACACTTCTAAGAGATCGGTTTGCAGGTCAATTAAATTGTCAGAATCAAAATCACCAGCGGAACCGCTTTCTCGTTGCTCTAACTTCCCACGCTCATATGTACCTGGAGTTGTCCAAGCATCATAAGTTGTAAAGCCACGTGGCTGTTTACTACCATTGCCAATAACAAAAGCTGTGTTTTCAGTCCTTGCAAAAATATCAGCAACTTTGCCAGATAGCCAACTCTCAACATCAAAGCCAGGATCATCAAGCATTCTCTGCGATACCAAAGGTTTGGCTGAAAGCTCGTGAGCATGGATTTCTAAAAGACCAATCTTAGGGGTATCTGTTTCTGATCGTGTGTCGATCTCACCAACCCATTCAGCCTCAGCCTCATTGTCATCAATCGGGATTTGGACACTTTCGGTACTGATTGTAATAACATTAGCCAATTGGCGCATTGGCGAAGTTTCGAATATTCGCCCGACCATGAAATTTGCAACTTCAGGGCGTATAAAATATCCACCATCTTCGTTGTTGCCAACAACTAAATTTTTGGCAAACATTTCAATGTCA